TATAAAAGCTGCTTAATTAATAAAGCTTAAGCAGTTCCACCATTCCTATCGGTCTTAGATGAACTCGCGATAAGTTTCTTTAAATTACTGATGAATATTGGGTCATTAATCCAATCTGTATCTTTTTTACCACCAGCACTTCCAGCAATTTCTATTGAACCGTCAATAGTTAAAGACTCATCGAATTTTACAGTAGTTGTTCCACCAAGTAATGCCAACCACACAGATAAATCTTTTAATGCTTGAAGTTTATCCATATCAACTCTATTAATAGCATCTACAGTTTTTGATATTCCATCACCACCACCTGTTGCTTGTAATGCTGAAGCGGTCTCAGTTAACATAGAAGTCACACTACCCAATATCATTAACCCAGGTAACGCAAGTAATGATGCGGCCCCCAAAGCAATTAATGAAATTGTTAAAATTCCAACACCCGCAGCCATAGCCATAAAACCAACACCAGCCATCATAAGACTAGCTCCGTTAGGTCCTATCACCGAAAACATTTGTGTGAATGAATTTACTATTGTGGAAATACCGTCTGCAACTAACGTGAATGCGTAGGCTAAAGGTATAACGGCAAGTCCTAAAGCACCGATAGCTATAGCTCCTAATATTATTTCAGGTGCTGCCATTCCCATTACGAAACCAGCAACTCCTAAGGCTGTTAATCCGAGAGCTAGAACACCAATTGTATCAAAACCTACATCCTTCATCATGTTTAATGAGAAAGCTAAAGGTATCATAGCTAAGGATAATACACCTATAGCAAATGCACCCTTAATCATATCCTTTTCAACTTTACTTAATAAGAAAGCTGCCGTACCTAAAACACCTAACCCAGCAGCGGCCATAAGAATTGTTTCACCCTTATTATTAACTTTATCAAACTCTTGTAACGACTTGGCGAAGACCCATAGAGCTGCTGACAATATAACAATTGCTGCAGCACCTTTAATCATATCTGTGGTGTTAATACCTTTGGTCATACCACCAGGATTTGCCCCACCAGCACCAGCAGTACCACTTGGATTTGTCGGTACAGAAGTTGATTCAGGCATTGCTGGAGTTTTTTTCCAAAATTTAAGTTTATCAACAAACCTACCTAACATACCTTTTTTAGCCTCACCGCCAGCACCTAAAGGTCCTGTACTTACAGCGGAGTTAAAACCCATACCTAATAATCTACCTTTCAATACCCAAAAAGCCCCTTGTAGTAACGGGAACGCTAAAAACGCCCCCAATATGTATTTAGGGTCTAGTTTATCTATGATAACTTTACCCCAATCTAATAGTTTATGGAACAGTGGTTCTAATTTCTCAAAAATCTTAACCCCAGCAATCATAACCCTATTTTTAATTTCTTCTACTTTAGAATCTAAACTTCTAGCCTTTTCAGCTAATTCTTCACGTTTTGTAACGTCATTCATTAAAGCCTGTGCCTGTTCTTTGGTTGCATCCTTAAGTAAAACCTGTGCCCCTTTAGCGTCTAAAACAAAAGCACCTTTCTTACCCATTTGAGCCGCTCCAGTAAGAGCATCCATTTCTTCTTTTGATAAACCTTTACCACCTAGAAGACCTTCGAACTGTTTAATCTTTGCACCTTGTTTAGCTGTTTCAACTAATTGTTGGTAATCCATACCCAAGGCATTTGCTGCCTCTTTCATTCTGTCTAACTCATACGCGTTAACCTTCCATTCACCTGTTGCTTTGTCAAAAGTTGCTGAGGCTGATGCCGCTTTGGTTAAACTCTTAGCTAATTCCTCAGGTGAGTTACGAGCTTTATACATTAATTGAAATGGGTCACCCAATGCTGCTAATGAACCACCTAAAACTTGTAATTGAGCTGCCGCCTCAATAGCTCCTTCAGGTCTAAAAACCTTATCAGCCACACTAGCTACAGCATTCATATCTAGTTTAAATTTCTCAGAAAACTTAGACATCTCCTTAAGACCTTTAACACCATTTTTAAAATTTAACTTGTTTAATAACCCAAGGTTCTCTTGAAATTTCTTAATTACCTTACCTGAGTTAAGACCCATTTGTGATGCCTCAGATGACATCTCCAATACAATATCGGCCGATTGTTGAGCTCCCAAACCAAAAGCCTCCATTTGACCAGCTAACCCCGCCATTTCTTCGACAGCCATACCTGTAATCCTAGAAGTTTCAGCTATTGCCTTAGAAGCCTCTTGAGATAACATAACTTGACGACCTGTTGCCTCAGATAAAGCTGTTTGTGATTTATACGCTGATTCAAGGTCATAACCCATTTTAGCATACTCATCTCTTGTTATCGACAAATTAGCCGACATAACTTTGAACTTACTACCTTGGAAACCTAATGTGTTTGCGGTTTGATGTGTTAAATCATCTATTGATAAAAACTTTTGAAATATATCATTTAAGGAAGGTATAAATGTTGTTTTTAACTGTTTACCCCACCCAATAAATTCATTACCAATCGCTTTAGCAAAGTTTTTACCTTTAGCCAATTCTTGATTAATACCAATTAAAAGTTTTTGTTGTTGTTTTAAACCTTCTTGGATTTTATTAATCTCTTTAACTTCCTCCTCTGTTTTACCAACCTTCTCTTTTTCTAAAGCATTAAGTTCTAAACTAATTAATTTAAGTAGTTTATAGTTTTCTTTAATTTTCTTTTGGGCTTGAGCAAAACTATCAAGATTCTCTGTCGAAGTTTTTATCGCTTCGGCAAGTTGTTCTTGAAGTTCTAACTGGGCTTTGAGTCTTCTTATTTCATCTCCTGACGCCATTATTTAGTCGGTCTTAAATAATTAACAGTACCACTTATAGAATCTACCCAATCGTAGTTACCCATAGCTGCTTTATTAATTTTAATTGGTATGTTTGACCACTCTTGTGGTTCTCTATCGTTTATGGTTTCCTGTGATTCTATAACCAAAAAGTCACCACCCTCATTTCTGGTTGTTGACAATATAATCGTGTTAGAATCCTTTTTAGATAATCTAGCGTAGAAATTACCCCCAATTAAATTGTTATGAATTTTATTCATAGTGTTAGCCACAGTCCAAGTAGGTGTTTTACTTAAACTTATATTACCAACAACTTTTATAGGTTTATCTTTTGAAAATAAAACTGCGGTTGAGGTGTCTGGAAGTTCAATACCTATTTCAGTGATTTTTATGGTTTCAACAATTGGTTTTTCACCTTCCTCTTTCATTTTTACTGTAAAAACAAAATCTTCCTGTAAACCGAGTAATGCACGGTAATCACCTTTATAATTACCAAAAATATTACTTTTAGCCATGAAAGGTCTTTTTAATGAATTTTTTTCAAAAACAATACCGTAATTCACACCATCTTCCGCTTTAAAATTTAAACATATTGTAGATAGTTTTGAACTCATTTTTTTATTGTATGAGGCCTTACCGTGTAATTCAGCTCCACCCTTAATTTGAAATGAAAAATTGAAATTACCAGCGTTTTTTATCATATCCACAGAAAAAATACCCTGTTGAGCCATATATCCTTGAACACCGTAAACACCCATAGAACTAAGGTTTTTCTCAACCTTACTTTGTAAGTGTTGAGCTCTAGCAATAGCCGCTTCAGCACCAGGAGCTCTATTCTTTATAGAAGGCAGATTTTGTGTTTTAACATCAGCCTCAGATAGGACTTTTCTTATGACTTTTCTAATATCCATTAATGTTTTATTTATAAATATCTTTAAAACTAAAAATGGGACTTTTGGTCCCATTTCTTATCTTGATTTTTTTCCTTTAGCTTTATCGTACTCAGCTTTCTGTTCTTCTAATTCTTTTTGCCATAAATCGAGATAGATTCTTCTTTCCCATACTGGCATATTCATAACAGATTCGTAGGAATATCTCATATGTTTTACCATATAGTATATTTCCTTTCTAAGTCCGAAATTATACTCTGACGTTAGGCCAAAAAAAGTTGAGTCCGAGGGTAATTGAAGCTTGAAATGTTCCTGTCGGCCCCTCCACTTCCGCCGACATGTCTATACCTGGTTCAATACTATCTGAGTATTCTCTAAACTTAAGAGAATCAAATGCTGGCATCACATTGATGAATTGTTGAATAAAATTCAAATCTCTGTTGCCATCAATTTCTTTAATTTGTGCTTGTAATCTATAAGTTAACGTTTGTGAAACTTGTGACTTTGTTGCTTTCTCATATTTTTCAGACCTAGTAAGAATATTTCTTTCATCACCAACGGTTAACAAAGAGAATTTAATTTTTTTCTTACTTCTAGGTAGTTCAAAACTAAACTCACCTTTTTCATCAGGTTCAACACCTTCAGGTAATTCTTTAGTTTTAAGTTCTGATAAATCAATTTCAGTTTCAAACTCAACACCACTTGTTGGATCATTTAACTTAACAGGGTACATTTGACCATATCCTGTAGCTCTTAACCAAATCATGATTGAATTCCTATCACCAACTAATAATTGGTCGAAAGGTACTGGTGATTCTTTAATCTTTCTTTCCATTAAATAATCAAGAACTTTCCCACTTTTAATTAAGTTAGGTGACGTTAAGATGTTTTCATCTTGTGCCGTCATATATTCAACCTTAACACTATTTTTTTGTCCAGGATACAATAACCCTCTTGAAGGTAATGGTAGTACATCGAACGGTGCTTGAAATTGAACGTCTTGAGTTTGTGTTTTCACACCTCTTTCATTTGACATATTAAAAACTTTTTTTTACTTTTGTTATTCAGTATAATTTAAAACCATTAAAATAATAGTAAAGGTTCTAACAATAAATACACATATTTTAATTTTTTCTTTGGAAAGTTTGGCTTTACCAAAGATTATTCCTATCTTTGTATATAAATTAATATAAATTATGAAAATGACAGAAGACAAACTTAATCGTTTGAAAGAAATTCTTTCAGTCCCTACTTACTCACAGGACGAAGGATTAATGATTGAGTATTTAAGAAAAATATTGACAGAAAAGGGATATGAACCAACTGTAGATAAATGGGGTAATGTTTATGTTACTAAAGGTACAGCTGAACACTATCCTTGTTTTATAGCACATACCGATACTGTTCACAAGGTAAACAGAAATTTAACGGTTCTTCAAGAAGAAGTTAAAGGTCAAGTAACTTTAAGAGGTATTGACGGTGTCACTAAAAAGCCTTCAGGTATTGGTGGTGATGACAAATGTGGTATCTATTTAGCACTTGAAATGTTAGATACGTTACCAAACGTTAAAGTAGCTCTTTTCGTATCTGAGGAAATTGGTTGTAAAGGTTCACAACACGCTGACCCTGAATTCTTCAAGAATGTTGGTTACGCTATTCAATATGACTCTCCTGAGGGTGACTCTATGAGTTTAACTTTAATGGGTCGTTACTTATACGGACAAAAATCAGAATTCTCTGAAAAAGTTGGTGGTTTAATTACCGAGGCTGGTATCAAGAATTGGGCTTATCACCCATACACTGATGTATGGCAAATCATGGAAAAGTTTAACATAGCTTGTTTAAACTTGGCAGCTGGGTACTACAGATACCACACTGAAAATGAATATGTTGTTGTAGACGAAGTTCAAAATGGTTACGAACTTGGATTGAAGTTAGTTGCTCAACTTGGTGAAAACAGATATGAAAACCCAAAAGAAAGTAGAGAATACGGTAATTACTGGGGTAACAGTAATAAAAACAAAACTTATTCAACTACTAAATCTCAATCATTATTAAATGAGGGTTCAAGTAAAACCAAAGAGGTTGAGGACGATGAAGATGAGTGGAATAGATTTTTCAATAGTGGTGAATTCCTATATAGTCACCGTGGTGGTTATGGGCCTTACTACAGAGAAAGGTATGACGAAGATTACGATTGGTAATAAAAAGGGACTTTTTAAGTCCCTTTTTTTATTTATTAACTGAAATGTGTTTACTATAATAACGGTCATTAGATGTTGCCTCAACCCAATAGATACCGTTAGGAACAGGATAATCATCATTCACATTTACGGCGGACAATACACCGTCATTATTAAAAATTTTGAATTTAGAAAAATACTCTTTATCCATTGGATTTTTAAGTACTAATAAAATGTCTTTTGGCTTTGAATTAAAGTCACTAACAAATCCTGTAAATAGGAAAAGTGTTAAGAAAAGTGTGATAACTGTTTTCATGTTTTTAGATATTAAAATAATTTATCATTGGTTTATCTATTGATTCCGATTCTACCTCATCTTTTAATTTTTGTAATTGTTCTTTTTGTGAACTCAACATTTTAGTCATTTGTATAAAGTACCCAGGAGGTGCAGACCCTCTTGCGGCATTACGTAGATGGTTATCAAGTGTTTTAATTGAGTCCTCTAACTTTCTAATTTCTTCATATTTCTTCTCCACTTTACGTAAGTCGTCTTTCCAAACTATTGTTACCTTACCATCATCATTAACATTCATAGAATGAATCATTCCTGTTTTTGAATAATCTTCTTCTGGTTCTACCTTAGGTTCAACAACATGTCTACGACGAGGAGCTGCCTTCTCGTTGATAAAACTTTCAGATAATATTCTTTTAATTAATTTCCTCATAACATTTGATATGTCAAGTATAAACCTGGAAAATATGCTGCTATTTTTCTTCTTTTAGTCCAATGTTGGATATTACCTAAATGTTCGTATTGTTGACCCCATACATAATCATAAGGTAGGTTTTGTGAGTACTCAATTAATTTTTTACCAATACCCAAACCTTTATAACTAGGATCAACACCTAAAGCAACACCTTCAACACCACTTAATTCTTTAAAAATGTTTGGGTCTACTCTAATAGCACCAGAATTCTTTTGATTACATTCTTCTATTGAATAACATTTGTAATCTCTTACCATATAGTGTATTAAGTAATCGTAAATTTGGTTTTCAGCTAAGAGATAAAAACCAACCACTTTACCTTGGTATGTTGCCTTAACTGAAAGTTGCCAATCAGCTGACTTAGAAAGATATGTTAATAAAGCTTTTGGTGCCATTTGACCTTCAAAAACTTTAAGACCAACCTTTAAAGCGGCCAATATATCTTCTTCAGATTCAAAATGTGAAATCTCTACCTCATCAGAATTGTTTGGACTCTCTTCAGGGAAATCAATTTCTAGTTGTTCACCTTGACTAGGTTTCTCATCATATTCTTCTTCACCATCACTGTAATACCAATTTACAAAGGCTGTTAAAAGTTCTTCAGCTGTTTGCCAATCTTGGTGACCTGTTGCGTCGTCAAAATCAGCTAAATCATCAACAGATAATGTTTCATTACCTACAGCTTCTCTAGCACTAACTAAAACATTTTCAATCCACTCATGTGACCACATTTCTGGTTCACCATCATCCATGAAATCTTCTCTTTCATCTTCAGGGAATTCATCTTCAGCATCACGGTCAGGAAACACACCCCTATCAGCGTTTGTTATTTCATAATAAAAGTATTCACGTATTTTTTGTCTACCCGATAACCAAATCTCATCAAATTCTTCTGTATCATATATGACTCTACCTAACCATGGGTCATTAACCATAAATGTGTCATGATCATAATCAACAACTATAATCCAATGTGGTGTTCCACCAACATTAGCTCTTACAATACAAGGATGTCCTTTATCGATAGAATCTTTAAGAGATTGATATGGGTCTTCCTCGTGGATATGTTCAATATATTCGATACCCATATAATTAAGACCTTTAATCATTCTTTCAGGTGGTGTTCCCACGACCCAATCCGTACCACAGGCACGACATATATCTGATATTTTAAATCTATCTCCAACAAAAAAATCGTGAACCATTTTTAAACAAGTCGGACCACAACTGTTTCCAGTTGGTTGATAGTGGTGTGGCACCTCTATCTCTGTTAATATTTTTTTAATTAAATTTTTCATGTTAATACTACATCGTGTTCGATACCGTTAGCATCGTAATATTTTATGTTAACCTCTTCTAACCTAGCTGGGTGTTCGCCGTCACTAAACACATCTCTTCTAATAAAATCAGACATTTCAATACCAGATGTATCTTTAGATCTTCTAGTAAAATATCCATGTGGGTTTAATAATTTATTCATATCTTGCCAATCGTGATAACCCCAACGATCATCCATTAATATTTTATAAACTCTACATTGGTGTATGAACCACTCCATTTGTTCAGAATCTTTTTCATCCCATGTATCTACTTGAGTGTTATAAGCGTCAGCATCTCCCGACATCCACTCAGTTTCAACAACAAACATGTTTTTCTTTGCTGGTGGTGGTTTGGTTGGACCTAATATTTTAAAAGGTAAATCTTGACCTGAAACGGCTGTTTCAGCCCATTCCAAATCGTTTTCTTTCAATATTTTCTTAATCAAACTTTTCATTACCACCTACTACCAAAATCTTTGGGTGTGTATTTTTTATCTAATTTTTTTAAACTAACACTTCTTTCAACCCCAGACTCATCAAAAAATGTAACCTGTAAATCTCTTACAGCAGCAGGATAATAATCATCTCCACCAGTCACATCTCGGTTAATATAATCATACATCAACTCCCAACAATCATCATTATTACCATTACATAAACCCAACGTTGTCATAAGTTTCATGATATAACCCTCTTCACGCCAGTAACCATCTCTTAAATTCATATAAAGAGTCAGTATTTTTGTGAAAAAATCTAAATCTTTTAATGGAAAATCATATGTATTCCACTCATAATGGTCAGCATCACCTGACATAAATCTAACTCTAATACGAAAAACATTTTTAATTTCAGGTTTCTTAATAGGATCACCAATAGTAAACGGTAGGTTATCCTCCGATACTACATCATTAATCCAACCAAAATCTTCTTCAGATTCCTTTAATATTTTCTTAATTAGATTTTTCACTATTCTACTCTACTACGTAGTTCTTCTATTGTATCCTGTAATTCACTTATTTGACCCTTTAACTCCTCAATCTCATCTTTAGATTCCTCCCTACCCTGTTCATAACCTTCATCTTTACCTTGTTCATAACCTTCATCCTTAGCATTAGAAACCTCACTACGATGATCTTCATAATAAACATAATCATCACAACACCCATCACAATCACACGAATCTCTACCACTATCGTACCCATATTCATTAGATTGTTGTATTTTACGGTATAAATCCTCACCCAAACTTTTTAAATGATCAATATCGGTATACCCAGTTTTAACTAAGTAATCGAATATATCTAACATATCGATACTATAATCATAGTCAGCATTTTTCCAAGGTCTTTTAATCTCTACCTCGGCTGCTGACATGTCAAGACCTTTTACCCATTCGAATTCGTCTTGTTCTTCTTTTAGTATTTTACGGATTAAACCTTTCATTTCTTATAAATATCAAAAATGGCATAAAAAAATCCCCACCTTTTGAATGGGGATTGTTTTAATTTTATAGTAATATTAGAATACGTGAATTGCTCTATCGAAACGTAAAGTTCCTGTGATTTCAGCAATTTCAGATGTTGAATAATCTAATGAACCAAAGTCAACGTTTGTTAACATTGTACCTTGTAAAATCCATTTTTCAATTACCACACCTGTTGGGTCTAATAATTCTAATTCAATGTCTTTCTTATAACCAGCTGCATAACCTTGACGACCTGTTACTGATTCAGAGTGTAAACGTACCCACTCCATTAAAGCTTGTGCTGCTGAAGGTCCAATTGGGTCACGGAATGTAACATCAATTGTATCCCAAGTAAAACGACCAATTACCCAAGTAGAAGTATTAAGGAATTGGATTTCCGTTTCTTCTTGAGAAATTTTTGGTCTTGAAGCTGTTTTCACGAACCATTCTTGAATTCCCAATGGTGAAGGAAATCTAACGATAAATCGATTCTGCTTTTTAGGTTCGTAAGGAACCGGCATTCTCATTAATAAATCTGCCATAGTATTGTCTTTTGTTTAAGTTTGTTATCTTTTATAATAAATATGCTGAAATTTTATTTTTTATTTCAGGTTATAATTTTTTGACTCTTAATTTTATTATAAATATCTTTAGTTAAACAAAATTCAAATAAACATGAACGAATTCGAAAAATTTGCTGTTAAAGACCAAAGGATAGGATCCAACACTTTACACAGTTATCAAAACTTTATGTCACAGATTCCTGTAATTGAAAACAGTATAACACCATCGGTTGTTGAAGAAAGACAATTAAATGCGACTGTTATTTCTGTATTTGACAGGTTAATGATGGACAGAATATTATGGGTGGCAGGGCCAGTTAATGACAGGATGTCAGCCATCATTCAAGCACAACTTTTATTCTTGGAACAACAAGATAAAAAGAAAGCAATTACAATGCATATTGACTCTCCAGGTGGTTCTGTTAAATCAGGTTTATCTATTGTGGATAGTATGTCTTTATGTAAAGCACCAATCGTTACCATCAATGTTGGTATGGCAGCTTCCATGGGTTCCGTTTTATTAGGTGCTGGAACCAAAGGTATGAGATCATCTTTAAGATTCTCCAAAACAATGTTACACCAATCTAGTGGTGGTGCTATGGGTAACATCCAAGATGCACGTATCACAATGTTAGAATGGGAAAAAACTAACCAAATTCTTTTTGAATTGTTAGGTGAGTACTGTGGAAAAGATTGGAAACAAGTTGCTGAAGATGCACAACGTGATTTATGGTTATCATCTGATGAAGCCTTAGCTTACGGAATTATTGACGAAGTTATTAAACCAACCCCTAAAAACTAATATGAAAAATTTAATTTTATTTTTAAGTGTTATTACACTTTTCTTAACATCTTGTTCCAACAACTATTCTAACGGTGAACGTATTGGGACTGTAAATAAACTTTCTAAAAAAGGTCTCATTTGGGACACTTGGGAAGGTCACTTGAACATCACACAAACTGGTATGACATCTACCGATAGTTGGGACTTCTCTATTGATAGGGATTCTGAACCTGAAGGTTTAGTTTCACAATTAGATTCAGCAGCTGAAAACGGATGGAAAGTTAAACTAAGTTATCATGAAGTTGCTGGATGGAATTGGTTTGGTAATAGGGGTTCTACCGATTTCTTTATAACTAAAATGGAAGTTCTTGATAGAGATTTTACTGACCCATTACATTTAAAAAACGGTGGTAAAAGTTCTAATAATGGTACACATGACACGGTTTATGTCGTCATTGTCCCTAAAGAAAGATTAAAATACTAAATAAAACCCCTTAAATGGGGTTTTCTTTTGCCTAACAAATATTTATTTATATATTTGTACTATGAATTACGGAGATTATATGATAGTGGAAAAGTGGAAGGATACTCCCACAACCAAAATACAGGAGATTAAAAAGTCTGCTAAGAGACTTGTTATGTTAAATACTGAGTGGATGATGTTCTACTTGTTTTTAATTATATTCATGTCACCCACAATTGTGGTTACATTAACACGTTCATACAATAGAGATTTTACTTTCTTTGTTGTAAATTTTGTGGCTTACTTCTTTGTATGGATTTTCTATCTTAAGAATAAAATCATTGACAAAAACCAAAAGGAAGATGCTCAAGATAGAGTCTCCGAAATGGATATCGTTTTAAATAATCGTTAAATAAAAAAACCCTTAGAAATTCTAAGGGTTTTTTGTTATACTATATTTTATTTTATTAAACTGCTTTTGAAGTTCCGTCCGACTCAATTGCAACACTCTTACCTGTTGATGGGTTTTTCAAGACGATTGGGAATTTCTTACTTTCAACATCCCCACTTACTATTTCTGTAAACCCTTTACGCTTTCCCATAGCAATCTTATCTAAAACCTCTTTACTAGCCATTTCTTTCTTATAATCTGAATGAGCTGATACTGTCATACCAACACCAAACATAGCTGAAAGGATTGAACCTAACCAAAGTGGATCTTTTAACACCTGCATGATAACACCGTCATCATTCATTTGGTCGATAATTTGTGATTGCATCTCACCTTTAATACCTAAACCTGTTAAAGCTAACGCTAACGCTGCAATACCAATAGTACCTTTAACACCTAAACCTTCTTCTAAAGTTTCTTCATCACTCATGTGGTCTACACCTGATTCTGATTGTGCTTTTTGAACAGCTTTTTGAGCTAATCCTTTAAGGTTTTCTTTATTAGCACCTTTTCCTTGAACGATTTCTCTTGCTTTTGCTAAAGTATCTTTGTCAATATTTGACATAGCTTTCTTTAAACGAGAAATTACTTCTTCTTTATTAGGTACCCCACTCTCATCACCTTCTTTAACTACTTTTGCTTTAGTTGAATGTGTTGCTTTTGCTTTAGAAATGTGTTTCTTAGCATCGTGAGCTTGTGGAAGTTTTTTCTTCATAGTAGAGGTTGCTGGAACACCTTCACCTTTTTCTACCATTTTACCACTCATTTTATTTTTGACGTGTTTTTTAGCGTCAGCACTTTGAGATGGAATGTGATTTTTTACTGGAGCCTTTTTACTTTCAATTGAAGCAGCTTCCATTACAAAGTTCTCAACAACTCTCTCAAGTTGGTCTTTGCTGATTTTATATCTTTTTGTTGCCATTTTCTTAGTAGTTATAGTTAGTTAATTTATTAAACTTAGCAAGTTCTCTTTTGAAATCTTCAGAAATAACTTCTTTAGACTCAGATATAACCTCTTTAGGTTCAACTTTAGCCTCAGTTACAACCTTTTTTTTAGGTACTTCAATACCTGCAGTCTTCAAGGTACTTTCAATAAGTACATCAAGGTCTTTCTTTTTAACGATTTTTGACATGGTTTTTTGTTTTTATATAAATATGTTTATATTAGTAAAAGAACCTACTTTGACATAGGTTCTTTTTTTAATTTATTAGATATTATCAAATGATGCTCCTGTAGCTGTTACATTGAACTCGATGATAATGAATTCTAAAGTAGGTATAGGTTTTAAGAAAATCTTACCTCTCATTTCATGTCTATCGATTTCTTCAGGGTCATTAGATAATTGTACTCTAAAGTCAGCTAAACCTCTTTCTTTTCTGATGTTATCTAAGATTGGGTTTACTAAGTTCAAGAATTGATTTCTTACAATTTGGTCATTTTGTTCGAATAACAATCTAACACCAACTGCTGTAATCAATTTACGAGCTTGTAATAATAATCTTCTGATATTCAATCTATCAAGAACAGATTCTTTAACTTGTAAGTTTTTGTTACCCCAAATTACAACACCCACATCTGAGAAAGTTGCCATTGGATTAACACGTCCTTCATATAAAGTATCTCTATCACCTTCTGTTAATTTAATTCTAGCTTGAATAGCGTTTGTTAAACCTCTATTGTAACCAGCTACTGCGTACCAAGGGAAAGCTACGTTATCAGTTAACGCGATGTTCTTACAAACTTCTAATGTTGGTGGTAACCAAACATTAACGTTGTTTTCAGTATCCTTCTCTTGTACCCATGGCCAATATGTGGCTGTGTAGTTAGAGTCGATATCTGCTGCGTCTAATAAGTCAACCAATGAAGAAGCGTCGTTAATTGTTACTGAATTAAATCCGAATCCTACTGTTGGGTCACTTGAATCTACCTCAACGTTCTCAGGAGATGTTAAGATATATACTGAGTCAGCTCTTTGTTCTTCAATCATGTCGATTGTTTCTTGTACTAAGTAGTTGTTGTCCGCGTAGTCAATACCTGTTGTTGTAAACACGTTAATGTTAACTGCTTCAGGATTTGCGAATGTTTTAATACCATTCCAATATGCGTACAAGTCAGAAGTACCATCTTGTGGACCTAATTGGATGAATTGTCCATTAGCTACACCAGCTGTAAACCCAGCTTTACCAACACGGTATCTATCTGTGTTTGTTCTACTTCTTCTATAACAATCCCAACCATCATAACCTAAATAAGGTACGAATGTGAATTTTCTAGCTGTTACACTTGCGTAATCTGTTCCTTCAACACCAAAGTCATCACGGAATTCAGAAACACCACAATCAAAGTTACCAGCTACAGTTGCTCCAGAATCCATATGGAAACCTTTAGTTGTTGCTGTCCAATATTCATTGTTTTGTGTTAAACCTTTCCAATTAAACATAAGTTGGTCAATACCTACAGTATCACTGATACCTAAATACACTCTCTTAATTCTTTCGTTTTCTGGGTTGTATTGAGTTTTATAATCAATGAATGGTGCGATAGCTGTACCGTTAGTTCCAACGTAATCTCTTACATGATAACCTTCGAAACCAGCTGGGAAAGCGTCAATTGGTGCTGTTGGATTCATTACTAACATAATGACTCTACTGTTCAACACGTTTTCACCATCTGCTGTACCAATTCTTCTTCCTACGAAGTTGTTTGAACTTGGGTCCATATTACACTTAGTATAAGACTCAAGGATTGATGGTTTAGCATCTGTATCATTCCACTGTCTAACGATAACGTCAAACTCTTTTGTATCAAGTTTAATATTTTGGATTGAAATTTTAATTTCTTTATTCGCATCTGTACCGTCAGAGATTGAAATTGCTTTAAACAATTTAAATACGTGAGTACCACGAAGTTCAGACACAACCCAAGGAGTTTCAGGTGTTTGATATGCTTGTTTGTAGTTGTTGATATTATCAATGTGAATCAAGTTAGATTTTAAACCCATGATATATTTTCCAGCAATTAAGTCTGCTAACATATTAGGGTAGTTTTCTTCTACATAAATTCTAACATTTCTATCATGACAGTCAGTTCCTAAAACACCAGGTAAATAATTTCTACTTGTTGTATCTAAAGACACTTGGTATGAAGTTGTTGCTGTTAAACCAACACAAGATGCTGACAATTCAAACCCAGCTAATGGATTTGTAAGTGCTGAACCCATATTAGCGACAACACCGTTAATAGATTGGTCTGTGTCTAAAATCAATTGGTCGTTAACGTAGTGACCTCTTGATCTTACAGTTGCCAAAACCATACCTTCATATTGAGTGTATGCTGTTGCTGTATATGTTGTAACTGTACCTGAAATCGTACCTGTTAAACCTGTCAATGTTAATTGAGTTATTGTAGCTGAAGTACCAGTAAATGCACCACCTTGTTTAGTGAATACAATACCTTCAGGATATACTGTTGTAACACCTGGTACGTTTGCTGAAGTTGTTGTAGGACCATTAGGAAATAAACCTAATGTGTATAAGTATTGTGCGTTAACATCTGTGATGTTAGCGAAAGTACTTCCTGTAAAATCAGCTGTGAATGTTGTTGTCGAACCAGTTACTATTGTTGTTGGGTCGTAACTCGCTTCAGCAACGATAGCCCACGCATCACCAGCGTCAAAACCTGTTAGACCTAACACTCTTGTTACGAATAATTGGTTTGACTCACTTAAATAACTTTTAGCTATATAAGGTAGTTCATACTTAGGTTTGTTGTTAGCGAATTTTTCTGGATTAAGTCCACCGAAAATCGTCAAATATTCATTATAATTAGTAAGGAATATTGGTTCGAAAGCAGGTCCCTTAACTGTCTCACCAACTATACCCAATGTAGTAACACCAACCTGTTGTGCTACGAAGGTTAAATCTTTTTCAGACGTAAATACACCTGGTGATACAAATACTTTTTGTGAAGCCATTTTTGTTTTTTATTTTTTTTAAAGAGTTATTTTCTTTTTATTATAAATATTAGTGCTTTTTTCAAAAGTTTTTTAGAAGTAAAGATTAATTTCATTTTGTATGACTTGTGGAATACTTTTGTATGACTTATGAGATACTTATGTAATACTACATGATTAAAAGAGACAAAAATATAAAAATCACGAGCAACACGCATGAGTTGTTAAAAACCTATTGTGAAGAAAATGGTCTTAAGATGTTTTCTTTTGTGGAGAAAATAATTCGTGAAAAGTGTAATAAAAAACCTACGGAAGTTAAAATTAAATCTAATAAAGATTTATATAACGAAGATTAATCTAAGGTAGAATCACCAATACTACCTTTTAAATTTTTAGCTTTGATTTCATCGTAAGCTAATTTTTTCTCCCAAGAACCGAGAGCGTGTTTCTTTTGTCTAAAAGCCCAATTAAGTACTTTACTTAAAGTTTTACCTCTTGGAAATAAAGGTAATTTTTCATATTCCAAATAACCAATTGATGCTGATATAGTGATATTCTTTTCACCAAATTTAGAGTTTTCAGTTGTTGTTATAGAATCCTCAATCCATTCACCCCATACGTTACCCATTTCATCCCATCTAATTGAAAATCCTTCGTATAACATATTACCTATTGTTGCACAGGTACCGTCTATTAGGCGCCAATAAATTTTAAAAGGTAATTTCCAATCCCTTTCTTTAAAACCCATAAAAGTTGGGTAGAATATGTTAAATAAAATACCAATAGCTATTACTGGTGTAAATACGATTAATGATAATACGAATGTGATAATTCCTCTAAGTAGTTCTTTCATGTTAAAAAGTTAATTGTTCTATAACGGCTTGTTTTATACCTTGTGTTAAGTAAGGTTTTGTTGATGCACTGACTGCATCTCTTAATGGTTGTGTATACCCTTGTGTAAAATAATCCATTTGTGTTTTGACACTCAATAATAAATCAAAAGAGTATGATTGATTTGTTGGTTCACCATAAATAGCTTTTAAACCATCTAATAAAGCAGTTTTAGCAAATGATATCATATTGGTTCTTCTATCTATACCTTCTTGAATTCCCTCTTCTTGTGTATAAAATTTTGTGTAATTAGTGGTTAAACCAGTTGAACCGTCATTTAAATACCAAATACTTGTTAAATTTCTACTTGTGGCAATACCAATTTCATTTCTTGTATAATCCCTTTTTTCTAAAACAACTAAATCTGAATAAGTATTGGCTGAATAATCATAATTTCTATAATATCCAACTTCTCTTAATTCACCCTTAATAAAGGTTCTTTTTTTATTAAAACCCAAAATATCATAATCCTGTTTAGATGGGTCTTCAAAAGAGTTATTAATTTTGAATTTCTTTCTGTCACAATAATTTGGATCATAAACATAGTTGTTAATGATATCATTTAATTGATTTATTTGTGATTGGTCTAAATCATTATTAAAAATTAAAACTAATCCACTATCAGAAATATAAGAAGAACCATTAGATGTTGGATCATCTGTATAGTTGTTCCATAATCTTAACCCCATATCAGTGTTTATTTCATCTAATATTTGTTGTTGATTAAAAATCGGTATGTTAAAAATATATGTTTGCATTTTATACTATGTTTGAATTTAAAATACCCATTATTGTAAACGCTCTATCTGTTACAGTCCATCGTCCTGTTGGTGAGTTAAATTGAACTTTTATTATATCCCCACTTTTAACACCTGTTATATAACCGTTTGTTGTTATTGGTGCAAAAAGACCGTTAATTTGTGAAATGTTAGTTCTTTGTCTGTTAGTTCCAGCAATAGGGTTACCGTTAGCCACAACCCTTATATTACCAATACCAGCGTTAGCACTTAATGCTGCACTACAACTAAAATTAAAAGTATATGTTGTTGCTGAAGTTGTTAAGTTTCTTGCTGTTATTGTCATAGACCCAATATCCACCCAAGTAGAACTGTTATTTGTTGAAGTCACCGTCGTATTCCCTGTTACAGATTGATAGTCTAATTTTGTTGAACCACTACCCATAAGAGGTGATGGTTGCCAAGTTGCATTACCATCAACATCTGATGTTAAAATATAACCCGATATTGGATTATTTCTTACAGTTAAAGAATTTGTTGAGGTTGTTGATGCTGAAAGAATAGTTGTTATGGTACCACCTGATCCTCTCATTAAAACTGTCGTGTCATTTACAACTAATGATGGGTTTGCCGCTTGACCAAATTGAAATTCTGGTGCTGATAAAAAAGAACTACCTGTTCTTGCTTCATATCTTATATTCCTTTGATTTAAGGCTGTTTTAAATATAAAATCAACCAAAGTAATTGTAGGATCTGTTGTTTCATATATCGCCCCGTTTTCCCCATTACGATTTCTTAACCTAAGAATACTTGAACCAAATGTATCACCAACTTGTTGTAATACCAACTCTCTATTCGCCTGAATCGTACCGCCAGTAGTACTACCAACATATATTACTCCAGGATTTACTGTTGTAGCGGTCATTATCCCGTTAACAGTTAATCCAGTGAAAATATTTAAAGTTATATTTAAATTGGGTTGACCGTTATTTTGTGATATACTTAGTAGATTTGCATTATTATATGTAAATCCAGTTACGAATGTGTCGGCTGACATTAACCCACTAACAGTGAAAGAACCGTTACCTCTGTTTAAAGTTATAATACCGTTAGAGTATGTACCACCAGTTACGTAATAGTCATTAATACCCGTTAAATTAGAACCATTTCCGTAGAAATTAGTTGCTGTTATATCATAACCACCTAAATTAACACTACCACGTGCACCAACATAAGGTACGAAATTACTTGTATTAATAGCGGAAGAAGGTAATTGAATCCTAGAAAGGGTAGCATCTTCAATATATAAATCAATATTAGGATCAGGTCCACCAGCACCTACTGAGGCATAAATTTTGACAACAATTCTATCTGTTGTCTGACCTGTGGTGGCAATTAACCCAATATCTGTAGTATATTCACCTTGTACACCTGAAATTGTTGTGGTATTATTTGAAGTACCTAAAAGTGTTTCAGTACCACCAGAATCTCTTCGATATAATTTAAAATATAATTGTGTAGGTTTAGGGTTACTATTAGTTACAGCCGCGTGTATGTGTAACGTAACAATACCTGCCGGTATGAAATTAATCCCAGTACCGCCAGATGGGGAAATAAATACATTTAATAGTTGGTTATTACACCTATACTAGATAATGTTTGTATTGAACCTAGTTGTGGATTTAATGTTGATTGTAAATATGTAACACCAGAAGTGGTACCTGTTGATAAATTAGAAATTTCATTTTTAAAGAAAAAAGCTAAATTACCTGCTAAAGTCGGGAATTGCCAAGAAGCATTACCGTTGTCGTCAGTTGTTAAAACTTTAGTGTTAAGTTGATTACCATCTACGTATTTAAAAGATTGGTATACAGTAATTCCAGAATTAAAAGTTACAGAACCACTAACAGTACCACCTGAAATTGTAGAAAGTCTATCCCACCCTATTTGACGGACATCAACAGTAGTTGTCCCACCTGAATCTGCGATTGATGTATATAAGAATCCATCTTGAGTGTTTACGGCCATTTCACCAACCAAAAGTTGGGATATTGTAGGTAATTTACCAGAAACATTAGACCTCTTAAGTCTAAAGATATTTTGCCTTGTCGCACCTGTCATATTTATGACTATTTTAAGATTCCTATATAGGTTATGAATTGAGTTATATAACTCTTTAAATAAATAGTCTTGAAACCCTAAATGGTATGTATTTTTTATTAAAAACTATTAAGGTTATAGTTATGGAAAATTTATTTAAACACGAAATTATATCGAAAGAAGAAAGACAAGGAAAGTCAGGCCATCTTTCACCAGTTATTTGGTTAACTGGGTTATCAGCTTCAGGTAAATCAACAATTGCAACTAAATTAGAACAAAGATTATTCCATAGTGGGTATCAAGTTAAAGTATTGGATGGTGACAATGTTAGGTTAGGACTTAATAAAGATTTAAGTTTTTCAGATGAAGACCGTAAAGAAAACATAAGAAGAGTTGCTGAAGTATCTAAATTATTTTCAGACACCAATATTA